TCCACTAAAAGTAAATCCTGTTCCAGAAGAAGTTTTAACAGTTACGTTATGTGCACCTGTAGTTGCGTTTTCTATAATGTAAGTTTTTTCTATTCCATCTGGAACAACTACGTTTACCGCACCTGCAATTGTACCAATTAATTTTAATACTTGATTTTTACCGTTTGATACGGCTCCATTAGTGAAAGTTAAAGTAACCCCTGATGTAATAGCAACTGCTTGATAACCACCAATTGCTTGTTCAAGAATTAATAAATTTGTGTTTGTAATTTGTCCCCAAGTTCCTGAATTTTCTCCAGTTGCTTGGACTGTAAGTTTTAAACTTGCAGATGTTGAATTTGCCATATTAAAGTCCTTATATCGTTTATTTTATAAAAATAAAGAGTTACTGTCAAACTCTTTATGCAACGACCTCCTGCCATCCTGGAGGATCTATTGGAGCAGAACCTGTGTTTATTTCGTTCCAGATTAAAGCACTAGCACTGTTTAAAGTGATAGTCAACCCAAAACCAGTTGTATCTACTGTAACATCACTAAATGCAGTTTCATCTCCTAAAGCGGCTGTTAATGCAAGTCCTGTAACATCAACTTGTTGATTTAAATCAACTGTTACGCTTCCTAAATTAGCACTCATTGCTATACCTGTTGGGACAGGTAAAACATCACCTTGGAATCCTAGATTACCTAAAGCGCCAATCATGAAATTTCCAGTGATCATAGCATCAGGTGCAGGATCGACGTTACCTAAAGTTAATTGAGCTACATTTAAAGTATTTGCTGTTACTGTGGCTGCACCAGTGGCTGCTAATGTTCCAGCCGCAGCTGTGATTGCAATACCAGTAACAGATGTTGATATATCAATACCAGGTCTTCCCCAAGAATTTATTCCCCATTGAAGTCTTCCCCAACCTGTAGTGTTAAAGGCATCTACAGTTCCAAGACTCATAGACATTGCATTACCTGTCAGCATAGCATCAGGACCAGCATCCGCTGTTCCTAAATTTGCCGTCATAGCAATTCCTGTTATAGGAGGTTCTACTGCAATTAGTATTGTTGGGGTTGTGGTAGCTGTAGTAAGAGGAAATCCTGTAGGAATAGGTGCAACATCTGTTTTAGTAGTTTCGTTTCCTAAAGACGCACTTAACGCTTGTCCCGTTACCGAAACATTGATGTCACCTAATAAGCCCCAAGTTCCGAGACCCCATGTTGAAACATTCCACCCTGCCATAGGAGTTTACCTCCTAATTAACCAGAGATTCTTAGTATCGCTGCTGTTGATGTGGGTGCTGGAAACTGAACTGTAAACGTACCTGAAGTAGCTGTTTTATCTCCTCCAAAATCTAAAACACAAACTGCAGAATTAGTAGTTGCAGATGATGTGTTATAAATTAAAGCTCCTCTTGCTGTCAATGTAACGTTTTGAAATGACAGGTCAGCAAAATCTGCTCTTGCAACACCTGCTGTCAAAGACGTAGGATTGTTTACAAGTGCTCCACCACCAGATGAGTAGTTCGCTGAAGTAACTTCGTTACCTGTTGTGAATGAAGTTGTTGCTGAGTTAAGAGTAGCTGAAGAAGTATAAAGAGCCAACTTAAATTTATCACCGCCGGATTGTTTAAAACTAGCATCTCCTTCGAGTAATAATTTTTTAAAGTTGTTTGCAATTGCTTGTGTTATAGCCATAATTTATTCTCCTATTTACCTATACGAGGAACACCACTTTGATATTCATCTCGTCTTCTTCTTCCCATTTGTTCAA